AATATTTTTTAAAGTCATCACCAAACATTGTTTCTATACAATGTATTGGCTCTGCACTGTTATATTGATGTTCTGCTCCGCTTACACTGTCTTTGTGTTCAAAGCATAAATCTACTTCACGGTTAATTCTATCTGCTAGTGGTTGAAAATTAATCTTATGCTGATGACTATTTACATTTTCAAAATATGATTGTACCCATTCTATATAATCAGGAGCGATACCAGGTAAGTTTGTTAAGTCTTTTGGTCTATTACCCGTAAATATACCATGAGTAGTTAACCAGGCGCTACTAGCAAATACACAATCTTTTTCTAATAAATCGTTATCAAAGAATGTATAGTTATCTGAACGTTTTACAGTATACTTTTTCCAGTCAAACACTTCTGGCCATAAAGTAATTCTGAATGGAGTAGTAAGTTGAAATATCACAGCGTCTGGATTCATTTCTTGTAATAATATACTGTATAAGAAATATTGAAATTGTACACTACTACCGCCTTTACTCAAATCTATAAAATTTAAGTGTGGATGTCTTTTGCTTAGTTGCCAACTCCAGCTTTCTTCGTATGGAGCTTTAAACCCTTGTGTGTAGCTACAGCCAAAAACTAATATATCAGGCATAATTTATCTCATTATGATACGCACGATTTTTGGCACAAGTTCTAATACAACGACTAATATGTTTATTATGTCTTGGATCAAAACTGTCTGCTAGTGTCTGTAGATAGTAATCAGTGTTTAATACTTCTTCAATACTATGTTTATTTAAATCGTTCCAACCTTCAGGGAAAGAACTATACTTATCTAGTATACCATCTTTATTTTTAAAAGCACTATCCCACAAGAAACAACAAGGCCATAGAGTACTATTAGCACTTACAAATATTTCTTTATCATGGTAAAACTTACAGTTAATACTATCAACAACTTCTTTTAATTTTTGTTCATCTATACTCTTTGGTTCTTCTGTATACGCTTCAATAAATTTGTCAAGTTCTTTTACAACAGCCACTTTACTGTGTTCTTTAGCACCAGTAGTCGTAATTGTCTTTTCTTCTGTAACAACTTTCTTTTTTTCATGGTCTTTCTTTTTAATTTTTGCAACCCAATCATGGTAAGTATTTCTCATACCTGTACGAGTGGCAAATCTAAAGTCAAGTTCTTCAGCACGTTTCTTTGCTGCTTCTACTTCATGTTCATTGTGGTCAAATACGATATAGATCCAACTAGCTTCAGCACGACCACCCGTACTGTGTCCACCATCGCTATATGCCTGCATATTTCTATCTATAACATCGTAGACTGTATTGACACGATAGATGTAATTTGTTTCCATTCCGTCTACACAGAAATGAACCTTAAGCCTGTCTCGGTCATACGTACCACCTAGCACACCTAGCTCATACCACCAGTCTGCGCTATTACGCCCACCGTTTGTAGAATAGTGTACATAACCGCCATTTTCTAATAACCATTTAGTTATAGCCATACAATCTGGGTTTACAATAGGATCACCCAATACACCGCACAATTTAAATATCTTGTTTTCAATATGTCTACGATCTGGAAACCAAGTTTTAATTTGTTCAATTGACAGATTTCGCGGTTGTAATATATCTAAGTTTTGTGTTCTAGCACAACCCGGACATGCTGCGTTACAGTCACTAGTAATCTCTAACTCAACTCTTTTTATTTCATCTATATTCATTGTATTATATACTCACTTAATTATGATAAATATATTTATGCAAAAGTCAATTGATAAAAGATACGAACAGCACGTAGAAGTAACAAAAAAGTACGGTAGTAATTTTTGTGCTAGTCCTTGGAATAGTTTCCACGAGGGACCACAAGGATTGGTTAGTACATGCTGTAAATCAAGGGTTCCAATAGGTTGGAGTACAAAAGAGACATTTGAAGAAATGTACAATAGTGACCACGCTAAAAGTGTACGTGCTGCATTCTTACAAAACAAAAGACATCCACAATGTAAAGCATGTTGGTTACAAGAACAAAAAGGCGATCCAGCTCTTAACAGAATAATGGGCAATGCTAACGCAGAGTTAGATGATTTAGAAACTCTAATTAATGCGACAGATGAGGATGGCACACTACATGAGCATAAGCCGTATTGGTTAGATTTTTTATGGACAAATAAATGTAACTTTGCGTGTTTAGGTTGTACACCGGAACTTAGTACTACTATTAACAACAACTACAAAAAAGAATTTGCTATCTTAAACGGTAATGATCCAGAAAACTATTTTAGTCATATGGACAATTGGAAAAATGACGGTAAAAAGAAAGTACAGTATGTACTGGATCATGCTGATACTATAAAAGATATACACTTAAATGGCGGTGAACCATGGTTAGCTGAAGAAACATATGAATTATTGGATGCTCTTCTAAAACGTGGACTACACAAGAAAATATTCATATGGAGTCATACAAACGGTAGTATTACAAAAAGCTACAAAGGTGTTGATATTATTTCAGAATACTTAGTACATTGGGGCGATAACGCCAAAGTTATAATGAGTAGTGATGGCCACGGAGAAAAGGGTGAATATATTCGTTGGGGATATAAAGACAATAAATGGTTAGAAACCTATAATAAAGTCCGTGATGCAGGTTTAGTACTCAATATACAAACATGTTGGAATGTATATAATGCTCTTACAATAGATGAATTAGGCGAATGGTATATAGATAATTGCCCACCAGACGATAATGAAAATAGACTTAAAATTGTTGATGGTAGTTTAACTATATGGAATAACTTAACAACATCACCCGACATGCTTTTATACATTCCTGAATTGGCAGAGAAGGCAAAGGATGCCGCCGAAAGATCATTGAAATCAGGTAAACATCCATCATCATGGAAGTATACATTGCCTAGATGGATTGATTGGCTTAATAAAGATGACCCCGAACACACAACTAATACAAAAAATCTTAAATCTTGGTATGATGGTACAGTATTAATAGATAATAAACGTAGAACAGATTTGTGTAAAACATTCCCTGAATTAACTCCGCTTTATGATAAAGCAAAGTCTATTTAAATTGCTCACCAAATGGATCAAATTCACTTCCACATTTCATAGAACATACACCCAGTTTACCATCTGATAAGCTGGGTTTATTCCAACTGTCTACGATACCATCAAGTAATTTACCGTTCATTACTTCTTCTATAGAATTATCTAGTAAACTGATAGCATCTTTACCTCCAGATGCATCAATATGATCCCAAATTTGTTCTACACGATAGTCTTTATGCCACCACTTGTACATACGCCCAGCAGTCCAACAACAAGGCATCAGTAAGCCTTCCGCAGTGACAAAGATTTCTTTCTTTTCAATTGCTTTACAATTTATACTACACTTATCATAGTAATCACGCATACTGCCGTATGACTTTTCTATTTCTTTTTGTTTTAGAAGTGCTAGATTCTGATTTTCTTCGCTAGTAGGTTTTTTGATTTCAGTAGTTTTTTCACCTTTACGATTTTGTGCTTGATGTGAATCTTTTTGTGTTTCACCACTTGCTACAATAAATCTACCAGACTTTTTCTTTTGAAATCTTTCACATCCCCACTCATTAGCAAGTGCTTCAGCTTCTTCTACTTGATGTTCATTGTGAGCAAATATTATATAGTCCCATCTTGCTCTACCTCCGGCGTCTATGAACGCCTTCATGTTGCGTTCTACGTTAGGCCAGACAACATTCTGCCTGTATAGATGATTAGTGTCACTAAGACCATCCACGCTGAAAATAACAGTGCCCATTCTACCAAAGACTTGGGCAAGTTCACGCCACCACGTTTCATCTTTTGCTCCTGCATTTGTATTCATTGAGAGCCACATGTCTTTGTTGTGTTCTCTAAAGTATTTAAATATTTCAAGTGTATCTCTAGCAACAATAGGATCTCCTAAGTTGCCACACATATACATAGTATCTAATTGTTGAATAAATTCAACTGGAAAAATACGCTTACAATCTTCTAAACTTAGTTCAGCATTAGTGATGTGTTTATTATCAGGTCCGCCGTTTTCGTTACGGTCACACATAGGACATGCTGCTTGACAACGTTGTGTAACTTCTAAGTGTACCATTTTTATATCATCATAGTTATACATTATGTTAATACTTTCATTATATCATCTACTAAGTAATTATCAATTATATTCTTCTGACCGGTAATACCTAAATGACAACCATCATCTGTCCAATGGTTATCTAATATTCCTTCTTTTTTTACAGAAAAATCAAAAGTATCAAGTGTTTCACAATCATCATATCCAAACCATTCAAAGATTTTAAAAGGCACTTTACTTTTTTCTAATAACTTACGAGAATATAATAATAACGATAAATTAGATTGTACAGAATACCAATTTCCGATGTCTCCGACATGACATGACATATATTCTGAATATGTTTCTGTCACCCATTTAAGCAAATTATTATTGTTTTCAATCATGTGATATATCATTCCTGCATTTAGCCAAACACCGCCCAAATCTTTATCTATTTTTCCGAAAACATCTTCACCGTTATTTTTTCCTCTTAGTGTAAAGTAGTTTCTTTTAGTTCTATCATCTCCCCTAGTAAGATTTTCATCAATTATCATTCCAATATTAGATATTGCATACATAAACTTTTCAATATCTGTTATTAAACCAATTCTATTTGGTACAGTTGCTTGAAAAACTACATAATCTACTCTTTCGTGTTTTAGATGTTGTTCTATCATCATACACTGTGTAGGTACACTATTACAGAAAAAAGATGTATCATATATATTAAAATCTTTTAATCCTCTTTCTGTCAATGTATCATACAACAAATGACCAAATCTCAAGTCTAATATATTTGGATCTAGTTCATCGTCTGAATATACTCCTCTAATAAAACTACATCCAACGAGTAGTATATTTTTATTCATTACTTGTAGCCTATTTTCATAAATCTCTTATATTGTGGTAATACTAATTCACCTTCGAATAGAGTTTCTTTCATTTTTACGCTTTTACTAAACTGCTTTAGTGTTTTAAAAGAATTTACATGTTCTTCAATATCTACAAAATTATTATTCTGAAGTATAATTAATTTTCCATCTGGTATATTATTATACCATTCATCAAAGTTTTCAATATGTTCACTACTTGTGTTAATTATAGTATCAGGATTGTCTTTAAGTTTTACAACAGCATCATTTGCAATCGTTTCATAATACATATTACCGATAGAACCGTCGCTAGGTGCTGGGTTTTTTGACCATTTGAATTTCATAATATCTAATGTACTTGCCTTAAAACGCCAATCTTCTAATAACCATTTCTTATTAAATGTCTCTGCTATGTTAGCACAAGTAGGATCAATATCAAAACTTCTTATCTTTTCAATCTTAATTCCGCTTTCAAATAACATTGTAGCAAGCGTACCATACCATCCTGCGCATAGGAATACTATTCCTAAATCTACATCTAATTTAGAAACTTCTTCAACTAACCACATCTTACTTTTTATCTGACCTCTACTCAAACAATCAGTATTGATTTCTATATCATTCAAATAAAAATATTTTAAAGCATCCACAAATTGTACGTCTTTATATCTTTTGATAATATCCCACAATTTGTTGGTATTATCTTCTAAAAGTAATTTACGCAAATCATGGTCTTCTAATAATCTAAAGACACTATGTAAGTTTTTTTCTAATACTGCTTTTCTTAAATCATCTGTTTTTCTATCATCAGTATCTACAAATCTAAAAATACTATGTACATTCTTATCACACACGCTGTTTTTTAAACCAGAATAATAGTCAGGTAATAATCTAAACAAACTATATAAATTGTCCTCTGCCACCGCCTTTTTTAAATCTTCTAGTTTATTATAATGTTTTTCTTCTTCTAATAGTCTGAAAATACTTCTTATATTTTTTTCAATAACTGCTTTTCTAAGTTCATCGAACTGCGCAGGTAATAGTCTAAAAATACTGTGTCTATTTTCTTCTACAACTGCTTTACGCAGGTCATCATAATCATCTGGAAGTAATCTAAAAATACTATGCAGATTTTCTTCAATAACAGCTTTGCGCAATTCGTCTGCATATAAGTTAGTTTTTTCTAATAGTTTGAATATACTAGACATATCTTTATCAATATATGCCCGTCTAAGTAGAGGAAATTCTTCTACTTCAGGATATAGTATTTCAAATCTATCTAATAATTCAAAAGTTTCTAACATTATTTGTATCCTATTTTCATAAAGTAATATTTTTTATCGACTTGTATAACACCAGTATATACTTCGTAGTTCATTTCAAACTTACGATTGAATGCTTGTGAGCTGGAGAATGGTCTTGGTACATCACCAGTTTCACCGACTACAACTACTCTGCGCATATCTGGTATCATATCCCACCATGCTTCATATTTTTCTAAGTAACTAATATTAGGATTGATCAAAGTTCCAGGTATTTCTTTGAATGGGTTAGATATAGTACCGTCTGGAAGAACAGTAGAGAATACATTTTCATCATAACCAATATTAAATATATCTTGTGTTGTTGCCTTAAATCTCCAATCTTGTAATAATTCATTTGACATCATTTCATCAGCCAAAAACTGTCCAGATCCGTGAATATCAAAAGAACGAATATTTTCAAACCTAAGTTTCGTGTCTAGCATCATGGCACCCAGTAACCCCATGCCGCCGCCTAATAGATACACAGTACCGATATACTTTTCTCCAAATGAATGGAACAAATGTTGAATAATCCATGTGTTAATTCTAGCACTTTCTTTTGTTAAGAAAGAACCCATATCGACATTGGGGAAGTGATAGATAATCTTTTTTAATCTATCCGAAAGATTATCTTTATCTTGTGGCGTATAATAAGTTAAAAAGTCCATAGCACTACGATAGTTACCTAATTGTTGAGCAACATTAACTTGTGAATACTGTTCTACCATTTCTTGGTAATTATAATGTTCTAAAAGCGGAGTACCGATAACTTCAGGAAAATTTTCTGCTATAGTTATTGTAGCTCCTGCTGCTGCACTCTCTGTTTCATCTTCTATAGTAAGCGTTGGATCTACTCCTACACTATCATATAGGTCTTGATTTGATTTGACTGATGTTTTTCTACGTCTGTTTTTATCAATCATTCTAATTTTTTTAACCATTGTTTTCTTCCTTGAACTTTGTTTTTAACCAATCAAAATCATTTATAAGATTTAATTTATCTTGTTGGTTGTGAAATTTCTCACCATATTGTTTTCCAGAGTTTGCTCCCAATAAAGCAAATTCGCCCATGTGTCTGTCTTTTCCCACAGTACACCAAGTATCTAATCTAGTATTATTTTCTTCTTCTACACTACGATTAATAATATTACTACTTAGCTTAACACATTCTCTAAAAGCACTCTTCCAAGTATTAAACGGATCAGTGTTAAATGTAGTATAGTTGGATACTGCATCCATAATTCTGAATTTATCTGATATTGACGTAGTAAAATCTATGTTCCAATGGGTTGCTTGACGTAACAATTTAGTTGGAAATAGTTTCACGCCGCCATAACCATATTCTAAATCATTGATCGGATTACGAGATTTCCAAACATGTACTGTTTCTCTATCCCATGGATCAGCATAATAATCAAATTCAAAATCCTCTACTATCTCAGCGTCTGCATCTACGACATAAAACATATCAGTTTCTACTATCTCAGATGCTACCTTGTGAGCATTAAAAATACCCTTAACACCACGAACTCTTTTTGCGTCTGGTTCCTTTTCTAAAAGTTTATGGTAATTTTCATCAGCAAAAGGTTCATTATAACTCAAATAAACAATATCATATTTTTTATCAACTGTAACATAATGAACATTACTTTTGTGTTCTTTGTAATGTCCTTTTTTAAAATACAAACTGTTATCAAAATCATCTAAGTCATAATTTTTGTGTATAAGTTTAACCCCAATAGACATTGAATAGTTATTTCTTAGATCCGTATACCAAACATGTGATAACTTATTATCCCAAACTTCAGGGATCATGTTCCAATTAAAATCATCGTTGACTTGTGTTTCAGGATCAATCACCCACATATATTCTGTATTACTCAACTTTTGTATTTTGGTCACTGCTTCTTTTATTTGATTGTTATCTGAAATTTTAACCATGCGAACATTAGGCATTTTTTCCCTAATACGTTTGTACTTTGAAAATTCTTCTTTGCAATAATCAAGTGTTATAAAAAAACAATCGTAAGCCATAATTATCCATATATCTTTAACGTATTATAACATATTAATCGTCACTTGTAAACACCGAAATACCATAATGTTTGGCAAAATCTTCAGCATCCTTTTCATCATTTACTATTGGTTGTCCCTTTATGTTTAATGATGTATTGACTAACATCGGACATCCTGTTTCTTTTTTGAACTTATATAGTAATTCATATAGCTCAGGATGTTGGTCATGTCTTACAGTCTGTACACGTGATGTTCCGTCTTTGTGAATGATAGCAGGTAATTCATCAGGATATTTACATTCAGCAACAAACTGCATATATGGGCTTTCTGTCACATTTTTTGGCATGTAAAAATAATCATTTACGTCTTCTTCTAAAATCATCGGTGCAAAAGGTCTAAACTTTTGTCTGCGTTTGATTTCATTCATACGGTCTTTAATATCATCACCACGTGGGTCTGCTGTTAATGTACGATTGCCTAGCGCACGTGGACCGAACTCTGCTCTTCCGTTTGCTATACCAACAATCTCACCACGTAATAATGCTGCTAATGCTTTCTCTACTGGATATGATCCTTTAATCTCATGTCCTAAATAAGGTGTTTCCCAATGAATACGATTATTAAAATATTTTTGTGTAGCGCCGATACAAGAACCTGCATCACCTGGGTTAGGCATGATCCATATATTTCTAAATGCTGCTGTGATTTTAGAGTTAGCACTACAGTTTAGCGCACAGCCTCCCATAATTATTATGTTTGTACTAAGAGACATATTTCTAGCTGTATATACAATACGCTCCAACATATGTTCATACACCAATTGAGTTGCGGCAGCTATATCAAACAAGTCTTGTTCTTCTTGTAGTTCTTCTAAAAACCAACGACAACCTCTATGTAGATTTTCTTTAAATGATATTAATTTGAATACTTCTCCGCTGCGGTCTTCTAACTTAATACCAAAATCATCCATTAAATGTTGTACTAAAGTTTTTCCATTATGTCTGCGATACGGATCACCATACGCTGCCATACCCATAAGAATGTATTCGTCTTCTTGTGGCTTTAGTCCTAGTCGCTGTGTCATAGCTGAATAGAAAAGACCTACACTGTTAGGATAATCCTGAGAATATAGTTTTTCCAGTTTGTCTCCTCGACCACGCCAGATACTAAGAGTTTCAAATTCACCTATAGAATCAATAACAACGACAGCCGCTTCCGCAAGTTTACTTGTGTAATAACCAGAGGCAGCATGTGTGTAATGATGCGATTGATATTCAATTTTGATACCTGCTAACTGTGGGAACTTTTTCTTAATATAACGCTTGGGCATTTCGTCCCAATCAAATACAAAATCCCATTGTTGTGCTGTTGCTTGTCTAAATTTCTTTAGTAGAGGTTTTTCATACCAAGCAATAACATCTGGTTTACCATACGATAACGCAGCATTTATAATCGCATCATTTAGCAGTGGATCGTTTTTAATCTTACTGTAGCGTTCACTATGTGAAGCATATAATATGCGACCATCTTCAACAACTGATACTGCCGCATCGTGGTTTAACGCACCGCTAATTCCCATAACTCTCATAGGTAACTCCTATTTGTAAATGAAAGGATCTCTCTTACGAAGTTCTTCCATTTTCTTCTTTAGCTGCTTTTTTCTTTTATACTCGACAAAAGGCCAAGTTATGATTTCCCAAAGTGTTTTCATTATCCGTTTCCTGATCTTGTTCTTTCTATATCATCAAATAATATTTTTGCCCAACCATTATGTGCTTCTTTGTTTGGATGCATATACCTTTCGTCGCCCTCTTTATCATAGTATAACTCATTATCATACATATATGTAAAGAATGTTTGTTGTTCATATAATCTAGTCATATCTATTTGCGCCATAACATTTGTCATTTCTGTTTGCTCACAAATTTCTGAAAAGATTGTAGGATCAATCAAGTTAGGTGTAAGATTTAGTGAATTAAAAATTACATATTCTAAATCAGCATTCTTAAAAAAGTTTTGAAGTGTTAAAACATTTATAAGATATTGATGGAAGTCATATGTTGGACTCCAAAAATGCTTCATGTATAAAGAATTTAACAATGCCAATTCTTTATTAGTTTCTTCTTCGAGTCTAATGTTACCATGATATTCCGGTGACGGTATATTATGAACTAGTAGATTTTTATCTTCTATAAAATGCTCTCTTCTGCTAGGAGCAGTCATACCTATAGCACAAAAAGGCTTCTTACCTTCTTGTAGAAAATCACTCACAGTTTTAATTGTTGTTCTTACAATATATGTATTAGAAACGCCTCTGTCTGCTTCTGTGACAGTTTCATCTCTATCAAACCCTAACATCTCTGCTAGTTCATAAGGCCATGCAGTTTCTTTATCTGCTAGTCCAGTTCCATATGTAAAGCTACATCCATTTGCGTATAACATTCAAGTATCCTTTTTAACTTCGTACTTATTTATCTTTAAAAACTTGACATATCCACGAATCATGCTATATTAATTATGTAATCAAAGAGAAGGACTTAGTTATGCAAGCAGTAGAACATAAAACATATGAAGCATATGTAGCGTACAATACAGCACGTGGTTACGGTTATATTCCCGAAAACTTATACAATGCCATTAAAGAGCAAGAGTTAAGCACATTCAATCAGTTCTATAACGATATGATCTGGACTGCTACTGAGCCTGCTAACAAGAACAAAGACGGTACTATTAACTGGAACTTTGTTGATAGCGATATGTACATGAAATGGGGAGTGTTGCTTGACGGTGAACTGTATACTGAATACTTTGAAAAAGCTGCAGACATTATAGAAGGTAAATAAACATGAAAAAATTCGTAGCATTAAGTTTATTAAGTCTTAGTGTATTAGGTTGTTCGCCTGATACTTCTACCATACAACAAGAAAAGCCAACAGGTGTTAATCAAAATATAGGACAAATACTTATGGCAGATAGCAAGTATGGCAACATATTTGTTGAGAGAAATGTTGCCAAAAGTAAAGCATTTAAAATGGTAGAACATCAGGGTGAAATTGCTGCTAGAATACATCTTAGTACCTCTATGGGAGGTGCACGTGATGATTGGTATCGTAATGGTGTAGGCGGTTTTGGACAACGTTTTGAATATGGACAACGAAAAGAAACGGCACAGCGTTTTAATAAAGAGATTTGGACACGAATTGTTTTTTGGTTACCCAAAGGTACTGTAGCAGACGCACCTGCTACAATCTTTGATTTAAAAGAAATACGAAATAATCAAACATTCGGTCCCCTATTAAATCTTTCAGTTCGAGGTGAAGGTCTTACTATAAAACATCAGTTTAAAGAAAATGACTGTATTATTGGACGTGACGGTGACGGCGAGAATTCATTCTGTGATAAGACAGATACAATGGTATTCTTGGGTGGAACACAGCGTTATACTGGACGTTGGGTAGAATATGTAAGCCGTGCTGTTTGGTCAAATGATACTAATGGTGTATACGATGCTTGGATAGATGGTAGAAAGGTTATCGGTTATCGTGGCAATACATCATTTGGTGCTGATAGAATTGCATTTAAGTTTGGTCTATATCGTATTCGTATGAATGAATTTAATACCGTAAGAGACCTAGAAATATACTTTAGCAAAGTAGGCACAGCAGGTACATGTGAAACATTAGAAATAACAAACTGTGACTCATTATATAGAACTCAAAATGTAATGGGATACCCATCAGCTACTAAAGTTTTTGAATTCGAAATGAACCAAAAAACAGATTTCATTAACAGTGGCGGGCGTGTATTAAAACGGTTTTAAAACTTGACAGATCCTGCGAATCACTATATATTATATATGTAATTGAGAGAAAGGTGACAATATGTTTCGTATCCCAGCTTTTAACAAATTTGATATGACTTTTGAAGAAGCAAAAGTGACTATGACACATTATGGTCGTGGCGACTTGCTTGAAGGCATGATGGCTATGGATCGTGTTTGGGAAGAACACTGCGCAAGTTATGGCAGTGACAATGCTCGTTTTGATAGTGACAGTGACTTCTACGAATGGTATGAAGCAGAAGTGAATGCTTACAACAAAGTGTTCGAAACAATGAAACCTTTATTCGCATAAGGAGAGAGATATGCAGACAATTTATCGGGATTCACCAAACGGAAACGCTTTCTACATCTTAGGTGTAGCAGTTCAGTTGATGAAAGATTTAGGTTATGCTTCGCAAGATGCCGAAGCTGTGCTTGACGAAATGAAGTCAGGTGACTATGAGGATCTTGTTTCTGTTTTTAATCAAACATTCTGTGACTATGCGGAGGTAGTGTAATGAATATAGACTTTAATAAAATTGATAATGTAGAAGTAGCATGTATTGACATGGCAGACTATCCTGACTTCTGCGATGCGTATATCGAAAGCTGTGACATTGATGGTGTTCCTGCTACTGAGGAAGAACTAGATGCTATCAATGATAATGGTGACTTTGTTGCTGAGTGTGTATGGGATGCAATCTACTAAAACTTGACAAGATAGCGAATCGTGCTATATTAATAGAGTAATCACAGAGAGGACTTAAACATGATTAATGCTCGTTCATTTGCTGATGAAACTTTAAAACTAAAACCATCAGTTTTCTACGATAATCCTGTTACTAAAACTGAGTTACTTGCGCTTGCTATCGTTGCTCAAAAGATTAACGGTGAGTATATCAAACGTGGCGGCCATTCGGACTTCATAGAAGATGAAGACGGAAACAGTCAATATGTATTAGTCAAGCAAAGTAACCGCTTTGTTATGGAAACCATCCAACAGTTAGACAGCGATGCTCTTTCTACTGATGTTATGATAGAAGCTGAAGAAATGATGAAGAATCTAGAACTTGACTACATGTTCAAAGTTTTAGGAGATCAATTGAATGACTTTGAAACAAGCATTCAGCAGTTTCTTTCCGATGATGAAGAACTTTCTCCTCGCCATCATATTGGTGTTGTTGCTTACATCCCAGCATATGTTGAGCGTGAAGAAACACAGAAGCGTTTGGCAGAACGTTCAGTTGGTTCTGAGCATATCGGTTCTAAAGGTGATACTGTGTCTACTGAAATTGAAATTATTTCTAAGCGTCCAGCAACAGCATGGGCAGGATATAATATTAATGCTATTACGACTGATGGTAATCGTGTTTCATTCTTTACTACAAAAGATTATATAGCAAATAAAAAAGGTTCTTTTAAAATTACAGGAAAAGTAAAAGATTTGGGACGTGTTTGGAACAATGAGACAATCAAAGAGACTCGACTGAACTACGTTAAGATTGTCTAAGAAAGTTATTATACATGTGTTCTCCTACTTTTTTATGAAATATAGGGCTAGGATGGCTGATAAATTTCTTATAAAAGTTTTGTTGAAAATTTTCTGGACTGTGAACGTGTTCATTAAAGATTAAATCACTATCTAAAATATCAAGGGATTTACTTATATCAGCTGGCTGTAAATCCCTTGCAAAACCATATGTATGTGTAGTTATTTTTGGTAAATCTAAAAACCATGGTTCTTCAAAATAATATTTTATGTTATATTCTTTACAGATATCTAATATACTATTCTTATAAAAATCGTATCTCAATATTTCATCATAAAAAAACTTTTCTATTTGTTTAAGAGTATAACCGTGTTCCATTTCTTTGAACCTCTCTACACCCATATTTTTGTTTCTGTTTTTTAAATCATCTAATATAGTCAACATTAAGGGCCTGTAAAAAGTATTACCTTCAAATGTTCTTTTCTGTTCTGCTCTACCTTCAAAAAAACCAAGCATTATAATATGGCTAGGAGGATGTTCTACAAACTTTACCCAATTCAAAAAAATTCTATAGGCTGTGTTTATACCAGTACCACTAAGTCCATAGTTGATAATTTTTTGATCTGTGAAATTTTGTAGAATACTGGTCCATCTTCGACTCTCTGGGACTCCTATCCCTTCAGTATAGCTACAACCAAAACACCAGATTTCATTTTTAGTATTTTTATCAGTATAGTTGTGTTTGCTTCTAAAATCGTAATTGTTATATTTGTACGTCCAATTACAGAATTCTTCTATAGTATAATCATCTATACCAATGGTAAAAAGTTTACTTAATAGTTCTGGTTGTGATTTACTATATTTTTTTACTATTTCGACGGTTCTATCTTCAGCACAATTGTCATTGCCAAACTTTCCATGGTCAGTAAATTCTTCTACTAACTTACTTTTTATTTCTCTACCGTAAGATGGATAAATTCCACGCCCATATAATTCTATCATAGGATTATTTATAATGACTATACAATGCCTGTGCTAATTCAAACTCTTCCAATTCATCAATATCGATAGCTTCGAATTGATTCATATTAAAATATTCGAACTCCATTGGTATCATGTATTTTGCTTCTCTTAAATCTTTCATCTTACAGACTGTACCTGCATATGGAAACATATATACTGGATCTATTCCTTGACTGTATGGGTGCCAAAGACCGAATGTAAAATTAATAGGTCTTTTATTAACATCCAAATAATAATGTGAACTATTGTGTACAGCAATATGGTTCTTTCCTGTATTCTTATATACATTATATAATTCATCATATCTTTTAAACAGAGGACAACAAACAAATGTATAAATTACATCTTGGTCATCTTCAACTGGTACACCGTTATATATCTGTTCTAATACATATGTAAATCTAGTTACATTGTTACAATATTCAGAATCACGTTGAACATACGTGACATTTTCTGTATTAGATACTTCTGTATCATCTGTGCTAATATAAACGTGTTCTGCTCCGGCTGCAAACAATTGTTCTAGTTTTACATCTACAAGAGATTTACCATCGTAAAACTCCATATGATGTTTACCGGGTAATCTTTCACTACTCTTTTTATAATTAGTTACACCTACAAATCCCATATTATACCTTTCTTAAATGAAACATTCTTTCTTTCCGTAAATGAATGCTTGTTTTATTAAATCTGAATCGTTTGTTACTTTAAATGTTAAATCTGTTGTCATCCTTGGTAATCGTACGGTTACACTTTCACATGTATCTGGAAAGTTATCATTACAATATTTTAAAAATTTCACAGCATCAAACTTTGGGTATTCTACATAACCTCTATCATCAGGTTTTTCCCAAGATGAATGATAACTGTAAAGATGTAAATGTTTTATTCTTCCTGCTATTCTTTCTATGAAGCCAAGAAGATTTCCTTCATATGATTTTTCTAAATCTTCTAAAGTTGAAATATACTTGTTTACTTTTAATATGTTAACAGGGATTTCAATTCTACTTTCATCTTTAGGTTTCATTAAGATTATACGCAGAGGCTTATCGATTATTTGATGAGATTGGCTTATTGTACTTCCTGGATGAATTGTATTTCTATGAACGTTGCTTAATACAGGAGGCGACTTAACATCTCCTTCTATCAAATCACTACATAATACTAGCATACGATAGAATCTTGCGAATAGATTATCAAAGTCTGCTTCATCGTTTTTGTCTATAAGCTGTAAGTCTTTTAAAAAATCTAGACCTTTTAAAACGCCACTACCATATGGTATACTATGATATTTTTCTGAAAGGTTGCCATCTAACCACAGTTGACTCATGTTATGTTCCCTTGTGTCTATAAAACAATCTATCAAACTAAATTCTTTTAATACGTCTTTCCAATCTTCGTATGTTGGTTGTGCTATCGTACGCCATGAGTGAGATGGATGAGTCAATAACGCATAGTTTACATCATCATCTCTATTATCTAAAAATATCTTTTTAAATAATTCATGTTCATTCATTTATAAATTCAACTCCATCGAACTCTGATACGTTTCCTGTTAGTTCAAAATACTGTTTATCAAAAGACATATCTTCTCTTTTTAGTTCATGTTCTTCTACTGACCTGTCTTCGTTTTGTGCTACATGCTCAAATTCATACCAGCATTTAAAGCTATAGTCGCCGTTGTCATCAACTTCCCACTCTGCTTCGCCTGATAGCATAGTGGCAAGGCTCACACCAAACTCCTGCATATCTAGTTCCGGATCCCAAGTCATTTTAAATTTATGTCCACTGAACGCTTGATACATAATCCACATATGTGGTAAGTTTTCATTTGCCAATGTAGCAGCTAAATTATTTTGGGCGGTATCACCACTAAAAATATTAAAATTTTGATTTGAACGTTGTGGTATGTAATCCTTATATTCTCCGGGATTATTCTGTTCAAATTCTACAAATTTACTCATTCCCGGACGACTCTGAGAATTAATTATAGTTCCTTCTGCTTCGTTGATACACATAGACAACCATTGATTCATGTACTTCAATCGTAATGCCCTATGTAGAATAGTATTCTCATAATTTTCTGTATACCAATTACTCATAAACTTATTATCCCATGGAGTTTCACTCCATTGAATTTTATAGTTTTTCCAGTTCTTGTTCATATCACTCAGTGGAGCATCACCGCATGTCATGCCCGGCGAGATAACCGTGGCCCAATTTCGTATATTATACAAAACGTGTAAACTATGACACCATTCAGCAGGTCCTTCAGTTGGGAATCCGACGACCCAGTTAATATGATTTTCTATTCCTGCTATTTTAGCATCACGTAAGTTGTCTTCTATTTCCCAAACTTTAATTTTCTTTTTCATATCAAGTAGAACCTTTTCACTTCCACTTTCAACTCCAAAACTTAACAAGCTACAACCACTCGCTTTGATTTTATGAAAGAATTCTAAATCCATACGTCCATCACATCTAGCATAGCTATTCCATCTGATGTCCATACTACGTTCAATTATCTGATCTACTAAATCTCTAAACGCTTTTATATTACCATTTACTAAACTATCAACAAACCAAAATCGTCTTGTACCATAAGTATCAATCTGATGCTGCATTTCATCTATAACATTTGTACTTTCACGGGATCTAAACTTCCAAAAGTGTGTCTCGGAACAGAAACTACATAGAGCAATACAACCTCTACTAGTTTCAATACTAACACCGCCTTGGTGAGAATATAGAGACAAATCATAATCTGAATAATCTGGAAAAGGCATTTGGTTTAAATCAAGTCTGCTATTTGCTCCTCCGAAAACATGAGGACCATCTTCTTTTGAATATTCACTATAGTTTTCCAAGTAACCCAATAACATTTCTTCGCCTTCACCTATAATTCTAACATCATAGTTTTCTATTATATCTGCCAAAGGATATGGATGTCTTTTATGAGGATTGGGTTCTTCATAATCATCTAACCAGTCTTGGAACGCTTCTGGGCCACCTATTAATATTGTGATATCGGGCGCAAGACGCTTTAATTCTTTTATCATATACGCACTAGGAACAGTATTTGTAGCATACAAACTGAAGCCAACAAATCTAGCACCATCGTTAATAATACGCTGTACTGTTTCGTCTAATAGTGGAGTTAACGCAGGTTTTATTTTAGTATCATAGTTTGGAACAATCCAATGATCCCAGTATATTGCGTCCCATGGATCATAATCTAACTTATCTTTAAGATAATGATAAGATTCAATATTAGTATCATATACTGTTACTTCATAACCATTTTCTCTCAGCAATGATGATATACGTGCTGCGTTATATGGAGGAAATATAATACCCCAACTAGGACAAACAACAAAAGATATTTTATCATTTTTTCTAGGAGGATTTAAACTAGACCAATACTCATATCCAGTATCCTCTCTTTGACTCCAATATGTATAATTTTTAGAAACAGAAGAAACAGGATCTGTTCCTAAATGACTGTTGGCATGACGCATTTCTTCTTCATGCTGAATAACAGTTAGAACAATTTGATCTCTGTCTTCGCTTTTAAAATCATACTTTGGTTTTGACTTTTTTTGAGAGGTCAGCGAGTTTTGTTCTTTGCTTTCGTTTCTCTGCGTCATTCATTCTTCCTATTGCTGCCGCTAAATCTGGTAGACTTTCTTTCCAGTCTTCTTTTCTTATTTTATCAAGTCTAATTGTGTCTCTTTTAAATCGTTCCCACATATTAGGGTCTTGTTCTTTTGCCCACATTTGTCCTAACGCTTGCTTTAAAGCAGTTTCAGTAATGCCTGCCCATATCATATCATGTTGTGTACAAGTGTCAATTGGCCATCTTTTCCAGATATGAGTTATAAATCTATTATATAGATCCTCTACTTCTTTTTTAAGATATGTAGGTAAATTTTGTATACAATATTGCTCTGGACCAAATACTAAATGTATATGCATTTCATTACTAAGACGCTTAAAGTTTTGTTCTTTTATCCAATACATAAAGTCTGGTACATGAAACACATTCATAATACTAAGAGTTAAAGTAACTTTAGCTTCTAAATTATCAAGTCTGGGATCAGTATCTAACTCTTTTAGTAATCTTTCAGTCTTACTCCATTTTCCAGGATTTCGTATGTATTCAAAATGACTATCCATACCATCAAGACTCATCCCTATTACTACTTTTTTGAATTGTGCCCAAAGATCGAAAAAGCTCTTACTACTCGCAGCCATATTACTATTATATTCTAACTCTATATTTTTCGATAAACCTTTTTCAACAATCATTTCTAACAATTCTCTATGCTTATGATTGATAGTAGGTTCACCTCCTGTAAAATATAATCTTTCTATATACTTTAAGTTTTTTGTAATATCAGTCCATAGTTGTGAACCTTCATACCAACTTTTCATATGAGGTATCTCAACCTGACCTTTAGAATTTGTTATGATTTCAGCATGTTCTCCGTCTAAATCAATTGTAAATGGTTTATCAGATTTTTTACTGTCTACCATTTCCATATAATCTTTATACCACAAATCACTATTTGATGGACCACAAGACCTGCATTTTAAATTACATTTATTACCAAAACGTAGATCCCACCATCTAATAGGAAAATCTTTGTTTTTAATTTTTCCATCTTTTTTAGTTTTTTCATATGCATTTAGTACTACATCTGGAAAATGTTTATTGGCATATTTTCTTCTTGACATGCCATACGGCACAGCATCTTCTTCGTCAAAACATAATTTACACGCAGATGGTCTTTTACCTTTCAACATATCACTTCGCAACATCTTCCAAAATTTTGCGTTTCTGTTTCTGCTTATCTTATCATTATAATTCAATAACGTACCATCATCTTTTTCAATAAGTCCTACATTAGATGACTCATCCGTGTATATCATTTGACAACAAGCACGAATACTACCATTCGCATTAGTACCAGCATGGATCCATGGAATAGTACAGAATGAACTTTGGTCTGCTTCTCTTAGTAATTTAGATTCTAATAAATCATTGTAAACCTCACCGAGTCTATCTTTTACAATATCTATTATATCATCATCTATTATTGGTGATCTAAGTACGCTAAGTAATACATCTTGGTCTTCATCAAATGTTGCTACAATTTCAAGTACCTCACGTGGACAATCTGGATCTAGAATCATGTCTATACGTTGCTCAGGCGTTCTGTATATGTCTGGATTCAGATCAAATCTACTATCTACATCACTCATTCTTACTGTTCCTTAAAAAATTCTATTTCGTTATCACTATATTTTACAAGACTACTAGCATCATTTATATCTCTGATTGGTACCAAACTAAGAGTACCTTTCATTCTTCCATTTGCACCATTGGTATGCCATTGTGGTATGTTTAAAATTCTATCTCTTAGTTTTTGCGCTCTATCTAAAAATCCTGGAGGGGTCATAAGTTTAATTTCTAACCATAGATCATCATCAACATCATCATGGTGCTGCATGATTATTTTACAATTTTCGATAAATCTGTCTTCGTTTCCACGGTATAAATCCATACTAGCAAAATGTGCGCTCATATTGACACTATTTATATACTGTGTTGCCTCACGCCAAAACTTAGTACTGCGACTACCATTTGTAGTTACCAGCGTCCATTGATTTTTAGATTTCAAATGCTTTAAGATATCAATAAATTGAGGATGCATTGTAGGCTCTCCTCCACCAAAGTTCCATCTGATTTGATCTCCGCCGCTCCAATGTTCAATAATCATATCTATCGTTTCGATAACTGATTCATATGTAGGAAATCTTTCTGTGTTACTATGAACTGCTGGCCAGCAATAATCACAAGCATAATTACATCTTCTACCAATATCCCATAATATCTGATATGGTATAGGAAAGTTCATTTCTACAGCGACTCCTTTGTCAATAGATTGTGCTGTGTAATCATCGCCACCTCGTTCCGTTCCAGAATAACCGTTATGAGTCACATCTAAAAACTTTATATGCTTTTTTGTTTTTGCTTTACTTAATATAACATCAGCACCGCAGCCACAATTATTAAATGGACATACTACATACTCTTCGGGTATATCTATACCTTCACGGATATTACCTAATAGACCCCAATTGTCTGGTATATCATCTAGTGTACTTTCCCATTTCCAAGCACTAGCAGTTGTATCTATTTTTTCTTTTATCATATTTCTACCTAAATTACTAAAGAATGCTTCTTCAGTTTCTTTTAGGGTCTGCTGTAATTTTACGTGTTGTTCACAAGTTTCCCAGCCTATTTTTGGAAGAGGCCAACCCCCTTCTGTATTTTCATTATACCATTCAATATGAGGATATGGACCAAAAACACGTTCACGTTCAAGTCTCCATTCTTCTACAACTGTATTATAATGTGCGCTACTATTTCTGTGGCTACTAGCACAGTTTGCATTCCATATGTTACCGTCGTAATCAATATAAAGTCCTCGGACACCCGCACTACACTTCCATCCCTTCCAAGAGTTATGACCTCTAGCAATCGCTTCGTCTACACTCATTCTAATGAACTTGCCATCCGAACCATACAAACGCAATTGCTTATTGTCTAGTGGGATGCTTGGATCTTCTTTAATCGGCATCTTCCAAAACCTCATAACAATCAGCAGGTAATACTTTTTTACTCATAATGTCAAAGTTACAATGACACATACTTTTTGTACACATAGTAGGTTTTCTAGGCCACTTGATATTCTTAGGGTCTTTCATATTACCAAATGCACCACCAACTCTACACCAGCCGATCATAACACTTCCGTCAAAATCTACAACAATCTGTTCTATGCCACTCCAGCAATACCAGCCTTCCCAGTCATTTGTTTTATCGTTAATAAATCTATGTGCGCTGCTGTTCTGCTTTAAATCATTCACATCGTCACACATATCCATACTACCGCGGTATATCTTCCACTGCTTATCATACTTGATTTTACTACCCAACAGTTTCCATTGGTCATCGATATATTTGATTTGTTCTTCACTGTAAGAGTAAAGAGTTTCACCAAAATCAATAATCAACGGCTGTAGTGCTAATGAGATATTAGGTATTTCAATAACTTTTTCGGCAACGTCTACACAAGTAGGCCAGATTTCAGGATTGTAATGCATCATAATATTAACGTGTGTTCTACACTGTTGACTCATAATTTTAACAACTTCTAAAAAGTGTTCTGGATTTCCTTCTTCTGGATGAAAACTTAAACACACGTGGTCGAACTTTTCTTTATTCTTCTCCCACCATCTTATAGTTCTACTACTGTTACTGATAAATCCTATATCATGTCCTATTTCTTTAATGTATTCAGCACACTTAACAAAGTCTTTCCATAGTGTAACTTCACCGCCTGTAAATTCAAAATATACAGTTCTAGGAGAGTAATGCTCAACAACTTCATCGATAAAACCTTTAACTACGTCAAAATCATTCCATCCAAAGCTACCGTCGTTAAGAATACTAGGACAATAAGAACATGTAAAGTTACACATGTTGCCTAAATTCCAATTAACTACGACCCAATCTTTACATTCTTCATGGTGATGATCTAGTCTATTATAAAAGTTCTGTGGTCCTAATGGCATAATAGCTCCTATCTATCCCAACCAGTCGATTTTTCTGTTGCTAGTGGATTAGCAACACGTTTTGGATTTGTATATACCTTCTTAAAGAATTGAGCAACCTCTGGGGTTGGATCACAAATCTCCATACCGATATCGTCTGCTAGTGTATCGCCTACTCTTAATACATCTTCGTATAATGTATCATAGTCCCATGTTAATCTAGTTGAAGTGCAAATCTCATCTCCACCTTCATACTGTGGGAATATCTCATTATAAAAATAATCATTAAACCAATCATAGCTAGATATACATTCTAACACAAAGTCATCTTTAAAACAAACATCATGACATCCCAATCTAGCACCATATAAAGCCCAAAGCCCGTTTTCAACATCGGCGCCTATATTACACCATGTCAAAAGACGTTCATAATTCTTTGGCCATAACCTGTCTTTGAACTCTTCTGGCTTTACACGATTACCTTCATCAAGTGACATTTTAACACCTTCACGGAAACCGGCACGAAATGCTTGGAAAGGTGAACCTGCGTTAAACACCATTGAATATACGTTGTTCATATGAACATAATCTAAGTCCCAACAGAAGTCAACTTTCTTTGTTTCGTCTTCTGCGTTTTCGTGGGTTTTCATTTCTAGTACCAAGTCTACTGGCCAACATTTGATTCCGCCGTTACCGTAAACTAAACCATTAACAACATTCTTCGCACCCCAAGAAATAATAGAACGTGAAATATTTGTTTTTTCAGGAAAGACTAGTTCTAAATCAAAGAACTTTTTGTCAACTATATTATCACCATCAATTGTGATAAATCTATCGGTTTCGCTTGCCCTAGCACATGCTTTATGTGCGTTATCAAATCCTTTAACGCCATCTACTCTTTTTGCCCATGGGCATTTACGCAAAACATCTGCCCAATGTTCTTCTTTGTTGGGTTCATCATAGCTTAGATAAAAAACATCTGTCTCAGCTACCCGCAAAATTGTCATTTTAATCTCCTAATGAATATGTACTGAAAACATAACGTGTATAAACACTTATGTCATATTTATGTTCGTAGTTAATGTGTATCTCTTTGCCTGTTAGAATCTCTGAAAACTTAATTTTCAAATCTTCTACTATAAACTCAGGTTCGTCTTTTAATGTGATGTAAAAACGGTGATCTAATTTACCACCTATTTTTACTTTTTCAGAAGCGTCTGGTACAAAATAATCACGCAATAAATCTGTGGCACGTATTGTTATGCCGTCATCCACAATCTTTACGATTACTTCTGGATTGTCAGTACGTTCTATCTTCTTAACATATGTTGTCAAGTTATTAGACTTGTATTCTTCACTTGTTAATTTTTTTAGATGATGATTCAAAGTTTTACTATCGTAGAATACTTTATAGTCACGCAATCTTTCCGTGCCTACAACTAACCCCATAATATCTTTAATTTCAAAATATGCGTGTTGTACACCAGGTTCTTCTGAAATTCTATTATCGATTGAAAGTATAACCCCTCGGTCATCAAAGTGGATGATTTTGAACTCAGTATTCCAATCTATTTCTTTAATACTCTTAATCATAGTACCACACCTTCATACTTTTTTATGATACTATGTGTTAGCCAATCTTTTTCAACATAATGAAATGGATAAATTTGTTCAAAATTTCCAACAGTTAATGTTAAATCGTCTGCTACGTTAGAAAATATATCAGTATTCCAAATGTTAGATATTTTATGCTTGGGTATATTTTGTATATGACTCTTCATATGCACAAATGTTGGGTATGATTTAATACTGTAGTCGCACACTAACTCTTCAATATCCATAAACTTTACTGCTAACGCATATGCGATATCAGCACTCATCCAATCTTGTCCGCTTCCACGTAGATGCTGTTCATACACATCTTCCCAGTTTGTCATAATTTTTTCTACAGTTTTGAAAAAATCATATGCAAACTCTGATTTATTGAAGTATGAGAAATTACTGTAAACATTTGGCAAATCAAGTGACGTAAACTTTTTTCTATAGAAGTCGCTTGTTACTTCTTCATTTCTAAATGTCTTTACATTTGTACACAACCAAACATCTTTTTGCGCTAG